ATGCTGACACCGAGGGGCTGCCGTTTCGCACAGCCTTCAGCTCCGCGGGCTTCAAACTGTCTGGCTGCCTGGTCTGGGTGAAGCCGAGCCTTGTCCTGGGCCGTTCGGATTATCAGTGGCGGCACGAGCCCATCCTTTACGGCTGGAAGCCAGGCGCACCGCACCGGTGGTTTGGCGGCCGTAAGCAGACAACAGTCATCGATGCAGAGGATCTACCGTTCGTCGTGAAAGAGGACGGGTCGCTGTTGATCGACACGGGATCCGGGCATCTGCGCGTTTCGGGTTCTGACCTTCAGGTCGAGGAGCTGGTGTCGTCGGTGCTGCGCCATGAAAAGCCGAGCCGCAACACCGAGCACCCGACCATGAAGCCGGTCGGATTGGTGATGCAGTACCTGAAGAACAGCAGCCGGCGCGGTGATTTGGTGCTTGATCCGTTCGGCGGATCGGGGAGCACGATGATTGCGGCGCAGAAGATTGGCCGTGTCGCGCGACTGATGGAGCTGGATCCACGGTTCGCCGATGTGATCGTGAAACGCTGGCAGGATTTTACCGGGGGACAGGCTGTCCTGGAAGGTACGTCCGATCGCTTTAACGATCTTCGCGGCAAACGTGGGGAGGCTGGCAAGTGACAAGGCGCGTAGGTTGGCTGCCCGCACTGGATTGCTCGGATGTTGAATGAGCAGCTCGGGCAATCCAACATATCCGGTCAGCGTGATTGCGAAGCTGCTGAAGCTGACCGAGCGCCGGGTCCAGCAGCTGTCGAAGGAGGGCGTGATTCCGAAGGCCGAACACGGCCGCTATGAGCTTGCGGCCGCGGTACAAGGCTATGTCGGGTACCTGCAGGAACGGATTGCACCACGCGGTGCCGACGGTGATCCGGAAAAGGCCGACTACCATACCGAAAAGGCGCGGCTGACCAAGTCGCAGGCTGACATGGCAGAAATGGAAGCGGCGAAGATGCGCGGAGCGCTGGTGGATGCCGAGCAGATGAAGGAGGCGCTGGATCTGGTGGTCGCCGAGGTGCGCGCCAACCTTCTGAACAACGCGCCCACTCGGATCGCGGCGCGCGCGAAGTCAGAAAAGAAAGAGGCTTCGATTAAACTCATTGCAAAGGAAGAGATCGGTGCGGCTCTGCGCAAGTTGTCGACCACTGATCCGACTTCGCTGGTGGGAGCTGACTGATGTCCTGGCCATTTGGTAGCGCCGCTCTGATGGTGGCCACCTCGTTTCTTGCAGGCTTGGCACCGCCCCCCGACCTGAAGCCCTCCGAGTGGGCGGAGCAGTCGGTTCAAATCCCCGTCGGCAACGCGATCCCTGGTCTGATCAGTTTCGACAACGCGCCGTATCAGCGCGAGCCATTGGACATGACGGCCGACCCATCGTGTCACCGGATCACGCTCAAATGGGGCGCACAGGTTGGCAAGACGCAGCTGGCACTCTGTGCGCAGGGTTTCAAGATCGTGCATGACCCGGTGTCTCAGCTGATGATGCAGCCGTCGGAAGGCGATTTGCAGACATGGCTGACGACGAAGTTTAACCCGCTGGTCGAAGCCAACCCCGACCTTGAGACGCGGATCGCCACCCCGCGGGCGCGCAAGGGGGTGAACAACACGCGGATGAAGTCCTACCCGGGCGGCTTCATCATGTTCGCCTGGTCCGGATCGCCCAAGACGCAGCGCGGCCGGTCTGCACCGTTCATCGTCTGCGACGAAACCGACGGCTACGATCGCACGGCCGAGGGCCATCCCGTGGGTCTGCTCTGGGAGCGGGCCAACACCTTTGATGATCAGCGCAAGCTGGTAGAGATTTCGACGCCAACAATTCGCGGGATTTCGTGGATCGATCATGCCTACGAGCAGGGGGACCAGCGTCAGTTCCATGTGGCCTGTCCGCAGTGCGATGCTGTCCAGACGATCGAGTGGTCAAACGTCAAATGGCAAAAGAACGCGGACGGCGAGCACATGCCCGAGAGCGCCTATTACGAGTGCCGGGCGAATGGCTGTGTTTGGTCTGACACCGATCGGTACTATGCCATCCGAAACGCCGAGCGGCTGGGGCATGGGTGGAAGGCAAAGAAGCCGTTCCGGGGGCATGCGTCCTATCATCTCAACGGGCTCTATTCCTGCTTTGTGAAGCTGAAGATGATCGTGCAGTCGTTCCTGGACAAGAAAGCGGCCGGGGATCTGCAGACCTTCGTCAACGTCACGCTTGCCGAAGCCTGGGAGGAAGAGGCCGAAACGCTCGAGGTCGAGCAGCTGATCGCGCGGGCCGAGCCATTCCCATCGAAGGTTCCGATGGAAGTCGGCGTCCAGACGTGCGGTGTCGACATGCAGGAGGATCGCCTCGAGCTCGAGCGCGTCGGCTGGGGGTTGGGCGAGGAAAGTTGGAGCCTCGATCATCAAGTCTTCTGGGGCGATCCGCTCAAACCCGAAGTCTGGAACCAGCTTTTCGACTATCTCGATCAAACCTTCGAGCACGAATCCGGGGCGCAGATGCGGATTGCTTCTGCCTGTGTCGATACCGGTGGTTCTGGTGGCCTGACCCAAGCGGCCTATGAGCAGCTGCGCGGGAAGCAGCGGCGCAACATCTTTGCCATTAAGGGGGGCAAGGGATGGGACAATCCGATATCGTCTGCGCCGAAGAAGTCCAAGTCGGGCAAGCGCGCGCGGCCGGTGACCTTGTTCACGATCGGGGTCAATGACGCAAAGCTGATTGTGATGCGCCGGGCAAAGCAAGACACGCCTGGGCAGGGCTATTGCCACTGGCCTGTCGATCGGGATCCGGAATGGTTTCACCAGCTGACGGCCGAGCGGTTGGTGACCCGCTTCGTGCGGGGCTTTCCAATCCGCGAGTGGAAGAAAACCCGCGACCGCAACGAGGCGCTCGATTGTCGGGTCTATGCCTATGCCGCGTTGAAAATCTTGAACCCGAATATCTTGGTGCGTCTGCGCCGGCTCAAACCCGACGACGATCATGTTGCGGAGGATGAAACGGCCGCGGGGGAACCGCCAGAGGAAGCGAAGCCAAAGGCTCGCAAGACTAGGCGGGGTAAAACGCGCCGCACACGACCTCGTGGATCAGGGCGGATCAGCAATAGGTAGTCAGGTTTGCTCCATCAGTTTCCCAGCTCAGTCACGGCCGGCCTAAGCATCAAGGCCGAGGTGCATGTCGATGCATATCCGGCACCCGAGTGGACGTTGACGGCGATCATCCGTGGTCCGTCTTCGATCGATCTGGAAGCGGCACCGCTCGGGTCTGGGCATTTGTTCGCCGAAACCGCCGCCGTCACCTCGAGTTGGGACGCTGGCACCTATGCGGTGTCGGTCCGTGCCGTCTCTGGGGAAGATGTGCATGAGGTCGAAGCCGGCCAGCTGACCATCGCTGCGGATCTGGTGTCGGTCGATGCCGGGTTTGAGGCACGTGGTCATGCGCAGCGAGTGCTTGCCTCGATCGAGGCGGTCATCGAGGGCCGCGCCACAAAGGATCAGGAAAGCTACGCGATCAACGGCCGGTCGCTGGTCCGTACATCGATCGCTGACCTGTTGTTGCTGCGCGATCGGTATAAGCGCGAGATCGCGCGCGAGAGCCCCAATGGAAAACGCCGACGTCTGACCGGCCGGCAGGTTAAAGTGAGGTTTGGTCGCTGATGTTTGGTTTTGGAAAAGCGCGCGAATCCGGCGAGGGCAATCGCCAGGAGCCGAGCGCACCCGTGGTCATGGTCGAGAGCTCGATCCCGAAAGTGAGCCGGCGCAATAAGCCGATGCGCCCCGCGGTGGGTAAGCGCGGGTTCGACGCTGCGATCTCGGATCGGCTGACATCGAATTGGTCAACCACTCCGCTGACCGCCGACCAGGTCATCGACCGCAATCAACGTGTTCTAGTCGCGCGCTCGCGAGAGGAGGCTCAGAAGAACGACTATCTGAAATCGTTCCTGCGTCTGTGCGATCAGAATATTGTCGGTCACCGCGGCTTCGCGCTTCAGGCGCAGGCGCGTGACAATAACGGCGGGCTCGATCGGGGGGCAAACGAAGCGCTCGAGGCCTGGTGGCGCAAATGGCAGCGGGCTTCTAACTGCGATATCACGGGCAAGCGCAGCTTTCGGATGATCTGCAAGGGGGCGGTCAAAACCGCTGCCAAAGACGGCGAGTTCATGATCCGCGAAATCCGCGGCCGTAACGCGGGGCCCATGCGCTATGCGCTGCAGGTGCTGGATCCACAACGGTGCCCGGTCGACTATAATGTCGATCGTCTCGCCAATGGTCGCTTCGTGCGCCAGGGGATTGAGTTCAGCCGGGAAGGCCGGCCGCTAGCATTCTACTTCATGACCGGCGATCCGGCCGGCTCCGGCTACACCTTCAACGGGACCAGCCTAGATCGGGTGCCAGCCGATGAGATCATTCATGGGTTCCTGGAAGATATCACGGGCCAGCGCCGGGGCATTCCCTGGGCGGCCACGTCGCTGTGGCGTCTGCACATGCTGGGCGGGTTGGAAAATGCGGCGCTGACCAGCGCGCGGACCGGCGCGTCGGTCGGTGGTTTCCTCGAGTGGGAGGAAGGCTATGGGCCTGAACCCGATGAGGAACAGCAGGAGGACGAAGAGCTCTACATCGAAAGCGCGGGTGGTGTATTCCAAGAGCTGCCGACGGGCCTGAAATCAAAGGCATTCACCCAGCAGTATCCCTCGGGCGAGTTCGCCCCATTCCACAAGTCGATGCTGCGCGGTGCCGGTGCCGGCATGGGCGTGGCCTATGTCAGCTTTGCCAACGATCTTGAAGGCGTCAACTTCAGCTCGATCCGCCAGGGCGTTCTGGATGAGCGCGATCACTGGATGGATCTGCAGGAGTGGTTGATCGAGACGCTGATCGACCGTTGCTATCAGTCGGCGCTCGAGCCGGCGCTTTTGATGGGGCTGGTCGTGAACAATTCGATCCGGCTGCGTCCGGAGCGCATCGAGAAGTTCCGCAATGTCTATTGGCAGGGCCGTCGGTGGGCATGGGTCGATCCGACCAAGGACGTGAAAGCGGAAATCGACGCCAAGAACAACATGCTCACATCGCCGTCTGAAATCATCCGGCGTCGCGGTGA